TTATTAAAAGAAATAGAATTACCGATGTTGATTTTTTAATGAAAGCACATGAAATTATTGATAATCAAAAAAATTGGATAATTCTTTTTTTAAGAATGGAAAAAATAGTAGACAAATATGAAGAAAAAGGTAACGGATATATTTCTTCTTTAGAATTGAGTATAGAAAAATTAAAAAACCATAAAATTATTAGTGATAATGTTTTTTTACAAGATTTAATTAAAAAACATTATCCAAATCATTTTTTTTGCCTGACCAACTCAATATTCCAATGGAATGAATATATTTCAATTAGATGGTATTATGAGTATAAAAATATTTTTGAAAAATTAAATCCACCATTTGATTTAGGTTTCTCAGTTAGACATCACAAATCAAATAGAATAGAAATACTAAATACATTATCAAAATTAAATAACGATAAAATATATCTTTCTAGAGTTGATAATTGTAGACATAAAACTTTTAATAAATATTCCAGTTTGTTTGATGAAAATATTCATAATAATATAACAAAAGGAGATAATTTTGATGACACAGATGTCATTGAAAATATAGGTGAATATAAGTATTTAGATTATTTAATGAGAATATTACCAATGGCAAAAATGCATATACTATCTGAATCATGGGACTTTAAAAGGGGTGATTATGCATCAATTTTCCTATCAGAAAAAACATATGGTTTTTTATTAGCAAAAATTCCTTTCATTCCAACACATCCATATCCATTAGATGTTATTCAAACTATTTTAGATGTTGATTTATATCCATTTTATAATGAAATAAAATCAATAATGGGAAGTCCTGAAAAGTTTGTTGAATTTGTAAAAATTTTTATGGATGATTTTGATAAAAATCATAAATTGTGTAAAGACTGGGTTGAATCCGTACATATTAAGCTTATGGAAAAAATAAACAATGAAAACTCATTATTAGACTTGGTGTTAAATAATTTTGATGAAAATAATCAAAATAAACAAATAAAGAAAAATTTATTTTAAAAATATGAAATATAATAGGATTTATGTGAATGGGTGTAGTTATAGTTGTGCCTATGGGTTGAATTGGGAAAAAACTAAAGAATTTTATAAAAACAATATGGGTGTTGAAATTTTAAATCATTTAGATTATTCGTATCCAACACTTTTGGCTAATAAATTAAATGTGGAAATAGTTAATGATGCAATACCTGGTGGTTCAATTCCAAGAATGATTAGAACCACATATGAATATCTTATAAAAAATGAAAATACTTACAATAAAACTCTTTTTATCTTAGAAATTCCACCTGGTTGGAGAGATGAATTTTTTTCAAATGAGTTAAAAAGAACAATCAATATTACAATTGGGAATATTCATTTTTCTTATGATAAAACCGAAGAAGCTAATGGTTTTAATAGAATGGAATCATTAAATGTGATTAAAGAACTTCGTAAATATTTTTATAATTTTGTAAATGTTGAATATGATACTTTTAAATGTGTTACTCAACTTATTGGTTTATTTTCATATCTTAAACAAAATAAAATTGAATTTTATATTATAGATAATGGTATTTTTGAAAATTTTTTAAAAAACAATAAAATAAAAGAAAAATATGATTTCATTAAATTTAATGATATGTATTTGTATGATTTTATTGATGCAGCAGGATTGACAATTTCGTTAGAAACCGGTGGAAATATAAATGACTCACATGCTGGAGTTAATGGAAATAAAATAATTGCCGAAATGATTTATAATAAAATTAAAAATATAAAAATAGAAAATAATAAAAATTTATTATAATTTTATGGTAATATCATTTTGTTTTACAATAAAAATTTTAAATAATAAATCTGACCTAAATCTTTATATTCAGATGATAGAAACGGCAGTAGAATGTGCTAAACAATATCATAAAGTAAAATTCTATACCGATGAAGTAACCATTAAAAAAATATCAATAAAAGATGTAGAAATTAAAATGATTGATACAAATAATTTTTATTTTGTTGACGACTTTAAGGTTTATTTGTTAGATGTAATTGAAGATGATGAGGTGATAATTGATACTGATTTATTTTTATTTTCACCACTTTATTTAGAAGATGGTTATGATTTGTATACAGATTTTAAAGACCATAGTGGTAAAGATTGGTACATTGAATATTTGAATTGGTTTGTGAATAATGGAATAAAAAAAATATTTCCAAATTTTAATGATAAAATTATAACAGTACCAAATATAGGAGTATTAAAATTTACAAATAAAGAACTACAAAAAAAATATACGGAAACATATTATATGATTAGGGATTGGGTTTTGTCAAAAGATAAAAATATCAATAGAGGTATATCTATAATATTGGGTCAATATTTATTGGCACTATTAATATCCGATTATAAAATAAAATATTGTCATAAAAATAAAAATCATTACATTCATTTATCAGGACCACAAAAATTTGAAAAAAATGTAATTAATAACATTATGCCGAATAAATTAATAAAAATTATATAAAAACAATAACATGAATATAACTGAAGTTAATAAAATATTAGAAACCCTAAATTCAAAAGATTGGAGTCATTTGCATATGGTACAAAATGAAACCTGGAAAAAAAATAGTTGGTTTTATATTAATGATATTCCAGAATTCGGTTTTGTTAAAGACATTATATATAATGATTTAAAAAATGTAGATAAATCCTATAAATGTTCAGAATGGATTACTCTATTAATATATGAAAAAGGTGATTTTTTTGGATTACACAAAGACGACTATTTGGAAACAAAAGATAGGACAGTTTTTAGTGGTGGTTATTTATTGAATGACGATTATGATGGTGGTGAATTTATAATTGATGGTAAAAAATTAAATGCAAGTGTTGGTGAGTTATTTATGTTTGATAGAAAATATGAACATGAAATTAAACCACTGAAAAGTGGAATGAGATATACTTTACATTTTGGTGTACAAGTTGAACAACATAATAAAAGTTTAATATAATGAAATTTTTAAAAATATGAAATTTGAAAAGGATTTAAGAAATTATACGATAAAAGAAACACCAGAATATATAAAAGAAGTTGATATAAATACTATTGACTTTGATTCATTGGCTAAAGAAATAGAAGAATTTAAAAAAGAAATCAATTGGGATGAAATGTGGGATGTGAATGAAGTTAAAGATAGATTATTAAATGGGTGGAGATTCTTATTATTTATTCCAAATGATAAAATAAAGGGATGGTATTGGTTAGATAATACCAATGAACCAAGAAATTTATATATAAATAAAGAATATAGAAATAAAGGTTTTGGAAAAGAAATGCAAATAGAAATGTTAAATATTTGTAAGAAATTGAATATGTCCAAAGTTAGTGGTTATATAGATGATTGGAATATTAGTAGTATAAAATGTATAAAAAATTCAGGTTGGAAATCTTTTATTTAAATTTGGTATTTTAAACTTTTTTTCGTATATTAGAGTATTGTAAATGATTAAACTCTAAAATTATGAAAACACAGAAAGAATTAGAATCAAACTACGGCAAGTTCATTGCCATTATCAAAAAGTATTTTACCGGAGAAAGATTAGAAAAATTACTCCATATGTATTCGGAAGAAGAATTGGGAAGTAATTTAGCGGTATCTCCGGCATCAGGTTCCAAACATTATCATAACGCATATATAGGTGGGTATATTGACCACATCTTTAATGTATGTAAGAACGCTCTTAAAATGAGAGATTTATTTGTTGCACAAGGTGGTGTAGTAGATTTTACCGAAGAAGAATTAATATTCAGTTGTTTACATCACGATTTAGGAAAATTAGGTATTAAAGGTGAATTACATTATTTACCAAACGATAATGATTGGCAAGTTAAAAATCAAGGTAAGTTATTTAAAACTAATGATAATATTAGTTATATGAGTTTAACTGATAGAACATTTTTTACTTTAAATGAATATGGTATAAGTTATAATGAGAAAGAATACTTTGCTATCAAACTTACCGATGGTATGTATGATGAAGATAATGAAAAATATCTAAAAGGTCACGATCTTAAAAAACAACTAAGATACAAACTACAATTTATTATGCATTGGGCAGACCATATGTCTACTGTAATAGAAAGACAAAATAACGAAATTTAATGTCAAAATGTCAAAAATAGTTCATTGGTATAGTATTTGGACTATATAAGATATTATTAACTAAAAAAATTTATATTATGTATTTAATCGATTATGGTAAATTGTTTGATGAATTTTTTCCAATTCAACAACCAAAAGAAAGAACAACTTATGTACCTTCAAAATTTGCAGTAGACATTAAAGATGAAGCTGCTACATTGGCATTATCCGTAATAGGACATGACCCAAAAGATATTGAAATCAATTGTTTTGAGGACAAGATTGAAATTAAAGCTAAAAAAACACAAGAGGACAAAGAAAATCCTTTCAATCAATTAATTTCAGACATTGAAGAAAGAGTTACCGTAGGTAAAAACTTTGATGGCAGAAAGGCAAAAGCTGAAATTAAAAATGGTATTCTCTTAATTACTATTGAAAGAAAAGAAGAGTCCAAACCAAAAAAATTAACCCCAAAAGTTGGTTAATTCAGTTATTTTTCGTATATTGAAAAGGTAGGAGATTAAACACTTCTACCTTTTTTTATTTTAAATAAATACTTATTCTTATGATGTATACAGAAAAAATACAAACATTATTAGAATCTTTAGATGGTAAATTAAGGATTTTACAAAATGTCGCTAATGGTGCTCAACAAATTTCTCCATCTGATGTTAATATGGTAATAGAAGATGCAAGAAAGATTGTAGAGAGAGTTTCCGAATTAGTAGGTATAAATAGATAATATGAATTGGCTTAAATATTTAGTCGGATTTTCTGCACTAATTATCGCCGGATGTGCAGCGTATTTCTCAGTAACAGGTTTAGGTGTTTTATTTAGTGGTGCTGCAACATCGGTAATGGTAATGGCAGGTGCATTAGAGTTTGCAAAGTTGGTTGCAGCAACTTATCTCAAACAAGAGTGGGAAAACATTAAGGGATTTAATAAGTGGTATTTGACCACTGCAGTTGCATTATTGATGTTAATTACTTCTGCGGGTATATTTGGATATCTTTCAAATGCATTCCAATCTCAGTCCTTAAAATTGCAACAGGTAGATAGAGAAATTTTAGTCTATACTACAAAAATTGACCAAAATACAGCTCAAATCAATCAATTAAACACTCAATTAGGTCAATTATCCTCAACTCAAAACACAATTTTAGATAAAGGTAAGGTAAATTCTCGTCTTTTACGCTCAATTGACCAAAAAGACAGACAAACTGCTCAAATTAACAAAAAAATTGAGGTTTTACAAACTGAAAATTCTAAAAATAATGAAAAAATCAACGAAATTAAGACCTCAAACTTAGATTTAGAGAAAGAAGTGGGTGGTTTTAGGTTTATTGCCGAAGCATTTGGTATGGAACTAAAAAATGTAGTAAAATTCTTCATATTTTTGATTGTAATCGTATTTGACCCATTGGCAGTAGCTCTAATTATTGCATTTAACGGTTTAATTTTACCAAAAAAGAAAACAAAAGAAGAACTTTTATCAGAAATGGCCGAATTTAATCAAAAAATGGGATTATATGAGGTATATGGTGATACTAAAGAGGATATAGTAGAAGATATTTCACCAAAAGAGGAAGAAATTCCAGTTATAGTGGAAAATATTGTTAACGAAACTGAAAAAAATGAGATTAACGAGAAAAAAGAAAATGAATCTATTGGGTCTAATGATGTTGTGGGTAGTGATACATCTGATGTTGGGAATTTAAAATGGGAAGAGTGGATGCATCCAGATTTTCCTTGGAATAATCGTAAATTATGGATAAATAATGCAAAAGCTGTTAATTACTGGTTATCAACTAAGGGTGGGAATGTTAGGGAATTGTCTAGACTAAGAAGTGAAAACGAAAATATTAAAACTTATTAATATTTGGTAAATTAGAATTATTTTCGTATATTAGAAATACGAAATAATAATTTATGAAAAAATACGCATTATTCATCGGAAGATGGCAAACTTGGCACAAAGGTCATGAATGGTTAATTAATCAACAATTACACAAGGGAAAAAATTGTTGGGTTGCAATTAGAGATGTACAGGTGGATGATAATAATCCCAAATCAGCACAACAAGTTTTAAAAGAATTACAAAACGAACCATTTTTCACACAAAATTGGGATAAGATTTTATTATCTATCATTCCAGATATTGAAAGTGTAAACTATGGTAGAGCAGTTGGTTACGAAGTTCTATATCATAACCCACCAGCTGACATTGAATCAATTAGTGGAACTGCAATTAGACAAAAATACATTGACTCAAATGGTGATGTAATCGTTTATAATATTGACAAAGATGATAGTAGAGAGGAAACGACACATAGCTAAAACTATCTCATATCGTATTGTATCAACTTTAATGGTGACTTAGTACAAGTGGATTAAATATGGTTTAAAAAAATAAAATATGAAAGAAATACATTGTTTTGGTACTTCTCATACGGAAGGTGGTGGTTTTGAATTTCAATGCGATTCTAATAGTATAGAATTAAAAAAATTTTATAATGAACAACCATTTACAAAAGAAAACTATTCATATCCTGGCCAATTACAAAAATTAATTGGTAATGATATAAAAGTTTATAATCATTCTAAATCAGGATATGGAAATGAAAGAATGTATCGTTTGGCGTATGATATATTAAACAATGAAACTCCAAATAAAGAAAAATTATTATTATTAGAATTTTCCCACATTCGAAGAAAAGAATATTATTCAAAATCAATAAATGATTTTTTTATTGCAAATTATTCATTTAATAAAAATGGTACTATTGAAACATTAGATATGGCTCAAAGTTATTATAATCCAAATATCGAAGATTTTCAAAAATTACTTAAACCATTGGTTTATGACTTTATGAAAGAAACCATAGATTTTGATATTCAAGAAAAAAATATGAAAATGAATAATATTTTTTTTATAAATTATTTACTTCATAATAATATTAATTTTTTATTAACAACCCCACCTTGTTTTTTACTTCCATTTGATTTAATGCAAAAAATAAAAAATAATTTAATAGAATTTGAAAAAAATGTGTTTGATATATACTATTTTGTAGAAAAAAATAAATTAAGAATAATGGATGATACAAATAATCAAATTCCAGATGGTCATTCTGGATTAGAAGGAAATAAAAAAATAGCAAAAATAATTTTTGATAAAATTAATAATACAAAAAAATAATATGAAATTAATCGTAGACAAAGGTTCAAACGGACTAACAACAAAAGAGTTTACGGAGTATCTTAAAACTCCTGTACTAAAGTCGGAAATTACACAAGATGAGGCAGATGATTTGAGAATGAAACTGACTCAAGCATTAATTGAACATCCGGGTTTAGGTATTTCTGCAACACAAATTGGAATTAAGAAAAGAGCTTGTTATATCAATTTTGGTGATGAAGAATTATTCTTAGTTAATCCAGTTATTAAAGAAAAATCAAAGGAAGGATTTCTTTTTTATGAAGGGTGTTTATCAATCCCATCAACTATTCAAAGACCTGTTAGAACAATTAGAGCTTCTAAGATTATCGTTCAAACTGATAACTTAGGTGAATTGACATTTGAAATTAATCCAGAAGGAGATAAGGCAAATGAAAGTGTATCTAAAGAAACAATGATGACTGTAATTGTTCAGCATGAAATTGACCATTTAGACGGATTTACTATTAAAGATAGAGTTTACAATACTCAGGTTGTCAAAAGACAAAATTATGGTAGAAATGACTTAATCGTTATGAAATCACCAACAGGTGAATTAGTAGAGGTTAAATATAAAAAGGCAAACAATTATTTTTTACAAGGATACGAAATCGTTTAATTATGTTATATACAATAATAATATTATCAATAGTATCTGCATCTTTATCTTATGCAGTTTACAATTTACTTTCCAAATTGGAAAGGTATGAAGATATGATTGAAGAAAATGATTTGTTTATTCAGTCGGAATTACAAAGAAACGAAGCATTGCTGGAAGCATTGAGAGAAATTGATTCTCGTGAGATGTTTGAGAAGGATGATGAAGTAGGTTCTATATTTTATCAAATAAAGGAAACTATTGAAAAATTCAAACAAAGACAATAATATGGCAATTACTAAAAGAAGAAAAAGAGGCCCTAATAGACAGTATTTTACAAAAGATACTGAAGATGCTATCATAGAATATAATTTAACAACAGACCAATATATAAAAGATAAATTATATAGAGAGAGAATTGACTCTGCATTTCAAAAATTGGCAGAAATTGTTTACAATAAATGGAAATTTACATATTTTGATGATGACCCCAAAGATGTGATGGCAGAAGTAGTTGCATTTATGATTGAAAAAATTCACATGTATAAAAGTGGCAAAGGTAAAGCATTTTCTTATTTTACTATTGTTGCAAGAAACTATCTTATCTTAAATAATAATGCAAACTATAAAAGATATAAGGATACTGATATAATGTCTGGTTTACCCGAATCATTTGATACTGAAAACAATTTTAGAGAAGAAGAGAGAAATGAAGAACATAGAACATTTAATGTTAGAATGTTACAATATTGGGATAAACATTTAGAAAACTATTTTCCAAAGAAAAGAGATTTACAAATAGCAGATTCAGTATTGGAATTATTTAGAAGAGCAAATTATATAGAAAACTTTAATAAAAAATCACTATATCTTTTAATAAGAGAAATGACAGGACATCCTACTCATTATATAACTAAAGTTGTCAATAAAATGAAAGAAAGACAAATGGAATTATATAATGAATTTGATAGAGAAGGTGATATAAAAATTTAAGTATGATACAATTAGGTTTATCAGGATTTTACCACGATTCAGCAGCTGCAATCGTTATAGATGGTAAAGTAATATGTGCAATTGAAGAAGAGAAACTATCGGGAATTAAACACGATAGTTCTTTTCCGTTTAAGGCAATACAATGGTGTTTGGATTACACTAAAATAAGAATTGACGAAGTTGATATGGTTTGTTGGTATGAAAACCCGAATGATAAATACCAAAGAGTCAAAGAAACTATTGGTAAGTGGGGTGGTTTAAGATATCCTAAAAAATGGAGAAATTTCAAACAAAGATGGAATATGGATGAAGGTGCATTGAAACCTTTATTGTGGTCTATTGGGTATGAGGGATTTATTACTTACACACAACATCATTTATCACATTTAGCACTTTCATACTATACATCACCATTTGATAATGCAATAGGTTTATCAATTGACGGAGTTGGGGAAAGACATTCAATATATGCTACGATGTGTGATAGTAAAGGATTTCATAAAATACAAACTTTACAATTTCCACACTCATTAGGATTGATATATTCGGCATTTACCGCATATTTAGGATTCAAACCAAACGAAGGTGAATATAAAGTAATGGGATTGGCACCATATGGTGATAAACAACGATATCATACTATATTTGATAAGGTTGCCACCATTGGTGGTGAGATTGATATTGTAAAGATGGATATGAAGTATTTTACATGGGAAACATCCGATAATGATATGTTTAATGATAAACTAATTGATTTGATTGGATTCCCACCCCGTTTCAAAGATGAACCAATAGAACAACATCATAAAGATTTAGCAGCATCATTACAAAGATGGTATGAAAGTGCACTATATTTCATCATTAATAGAATCACTAATATTATAGATTGTGAAAATTTAGTATTAGGTGGTGGATGTGCATATAATGGAACTGCTAATGGTAAAATCAAAACATTTACATCTATTAAGAATGTTTGGATTCCATTTGCTCCATCCGATGCAGGTTCTGCAATAGGTGCATGTTTATATCACTATCATCAAACATTAGGTAATCCAAAAGTAAAGGATGGTGACAATCAATCTCCATATTTGGGCGAAGAATGGAGTAGTCCTGAATTACTTAAAATTATATTGCAAAAAAGACTTCAAGGTAATTCTATTATGATGTATGATAGTATGAATCATTTATGTAAAGAAGTTGCAAAGTTAATCAATGAAGGTAATATCGTTGGTTGGTTTCAAGGTAGAACTGAATTTGGTGCAAGAGCATTAGGTAATCGTTCTATATTAGGTAATCCACATCTTCCAGACATTAGAGATAGAATTAATAAGGTTGTCAAAAAGAGAGAAATGTTTAGACCATTTGCTCCATCGGTAACACATGAAGATTATACAAAATATTTTGTTTCCGAAGAAGATGTCCCATATATGAATCAAGTTGTCAAAGTTAAAAGTGGAGTAAACATACCTTCGGTAACTCATGTTGACAATTCGGCAAGAATACAGACACTTAAAAGAGAAGATAACCCACTTTACTATGACTTATTAAAAGAGTTCGAAAAACTAACAGGAACACCTATTCTATTGAACACATCATTCAATTTAAAAGACCATACAATGACAAATGACCCAGAAAAAGCACTTTGGACATTTAATAATTGTGATATGGATTACTTAGTTTTAGGTAAGTTTTTAATAAGTAAATAATTATTAGTACATAAACACACAAAATGGCAACAGAATTTCAACTATTTGATGGTAAAAACTTATCATCATTGTTTAAAGATATATACGAAAATCAACAAAACAAAAAGAAAAACATTTCGGAATTGATTGAATCATTAAGAAAATT